TTCATAATGCTTGTTGATTGAAACCTGAACTTCGGATTCACTTGCATTTTGAACGGTTACTGCGGTGTTCTCAGATTTTACGTGAGCGTCACCACGAACAGGCTTAGGCACATGAATTGTGTCGCCTTTCTTACCTGACATAGACATTTTCTTAACCAGAGGAGCAAGAACTAGGTTCTTCTGATATGCAGCGATAATTTCATCACTCCATATTTCTGGTATAAAGGTTGCTGCGCTAGTGTTGTCTACAAAACCACCAGTAGCAGGATATGTTGAAGTAGCCATCTAATTTCCCCTTAATGGATAATTATTTGACCCTGTTTTCCGCATAAGCTTTTAGGATTTCATCCGAAAGTGATGCGTACCTATCGGGGTCAGTTCTCATAAGTTTAATAATGTCTGCCCTACGGTAAATTTTCTTCGGAGACCTTTCAGAGCTACCACTAGCACCACCTGTACTTGCTGCCTTAACTGTTTGTTTCCTACTTTGTTTCTCAGCTTCAGCAGTTTGTGTTACAACCTGTTGACGTTCTTTCCATAAAGAGAAAAGCTCATCAGCAGATTCATGGTCGTACTGTTGGTCAGCAGCTACAAATAACTTTGTCCTAACTGGAGAAGCCTGTATCCATTCTGCAAACTTACTGTCTTTCAGTATCGTTTCCATGTCTGGATGCTTTGTCTTCAGCATATTCAAAGCCGTAGCTTGTTTATACTGAGTACTTAGCGTTTCAGCTTCTTTGATCTTAGGATGATTAGCAATCCGTTGATCTATAGCTTTGTCTGGCTCCGTGAAGAAATCTACTTCTTCTTGGGCTTTTTGTTCAGGTTCATTTGGTGTGAGTTGTGTTTGGATATAACTGTCTACAACTTTTCTTAACTCACCTACTTCAGAACTTTGTCTGCCCAGTAGCTTTTCAGCCTCTTGGTGCATTTGTACTAAGTCCTGAACAGATTTGTTTTGATACTTGTCAGGTAGTTGAGGTTCCTCAGGAGTTGCCTCTGGTTCTATTTGTTCCGTATCAAAAAGTTGATCCTGCTGCGGTGCTTCTTCGTGTTGCTGTTCTTCCTGAACTGGCGGTGCAGTATCCTTACGCTCTACTATTTTAGCCATCATTAAACTCCGTACCCTATAGTATTGTGGAGAAAGTAGAAAGGGTTCTAGCTATGAACTTTGCTTTCTTTCGTGTTTTATGTGACTATCTCTAGCTCTAGCCCAACGCCGTGTAGCGTCAGGAAAGTGACCACTGATAGGATCTAAAGAAGACCTAACAGGTGAGATAATCCTAGTAGCACTATAACCGCATTTACACCTAACGGTGCGCTTGTTTTCGTCTACTAGCTGCTCAAATACGTGTCCGTCAAGACACTTAAAATCATACAGTTTCAGCATCAGATTTCTTTGGAAGCGGTCGCTGCTTCTGCTTCAGCTTTTTCTTCCTCATCAGACTCCTGTGCGTCTTTTTCAGCATTATCTATTTGAGATTGTAAATTAAACAGAGTACCAAGAATCGCCAATTGTCCCTTACGGAAGTGTAGATTCTCTACGTCTGTTGTCGCTTCGACTGAGTTTATCTGCGCTACGTTTTGTTGAAAATCTCCTAGCAGTTGTTTCCAACCAGCAGAGTTAAACAATTCATTGTAGTTAGCAAAGTATGTCTCTAGTTCTTTAGTCATCTAATGTATTCCCTTAAATAGTTAAGATACATTTTTTAGTATATCACATTTTTACATAAAAGTCAAGCTTTTTAACGCTTTCTTTTACCCATAGTACCCATTTTCTTTTTCTTCTTACCGTTCATTGGTGGACGGCCTCTCTTTGTTCCGTAAGTTCCCGGTCCCATTGGCATTGTCAGTCTCCTTATTTTACTGTGGCGTATATACCTAGGTAGGCAGTTAACACTTCCACCGTCTTCTAGCTTGCCTAATTCTAGAATTCGGATCGTTCCGTGTTTTAGCGGAACTTCTCTTTAACTGTCCTAGGGATCTAGCACAGTATGATTTACGTCTTTTAGCTGCTTTACTGCCAGCTTTGACTTTACCAGTTACAGCAGTTTTTAGCTTAGAGCCGGGGTTAGCTGCTCTGTAGGCTTTTACACCTTTCGTAGTCATTCCAGCACCAGACTTAGTAGGGCGATAATTACCGCCTTTTCCTGTGGTACGTCTGATTGGTTTATCTGGTTTCCTATCTGCCATTATGCTGCCTTTGTTGCAGGTTTTTTCTTAACTGGCTGCTTTTTAGCTGTTTCCAGTTCTTTGATTCTATTCTCAAGTTCTGCAAACTTTTTGTTAACTTGTTCTACTACTTCGTGAAGTTCTGCTCTTGTGACTACCATAGATTATCCTTGGTTGTTAGCCTTTAGGTCTAGTTCTTTTTCTTTGAGCATAGTCTGTGCAATCTTCAGCCTACGTTCAAACTCTTTATCGTCCTGATCACCTTTCTGTAAATTTGTAGTTACAGCTTTTATTCTGTCTATTTCAAGTTCCTGAGGGGCTATTTGAGTTTCGACGGAAATCTTTTGCGCTCTAGCTTGAGACTCAGCAGCTTGTCCCTGCAATGCTTGTGTCTGCGATTGCTGGAACTGTAGCTGTGCTTGCTGTGCAGCCATAGCCATTTCTTCTTGCTCTGGAGAGGGTTGCGATTGTTGCGCTGCTTGTTGTAACCTTGCAGCTAGCTCTTCTCTGTTAGCCAAGTTCATGTTGTCTATGATAGACTCAATCAGTGTGCTGTACAGAGGTGAGTCTTGTGACATAGTTTGTAGTAGTTGTACAAGCTGTGTTACTTCGTACTCCCTAGCAATAATACCTAAGCTGGACGTAGCATTAAACTTAAAGTCTCTGACGGGATAATTCTCAGGATCAAACTGCATATATCTACACGCAGCCTGTTTAACAAAAGGTATTAGGAAACAATCTTGGAAGTTTATCAGTGTACGTTTGTGACGCTTAATAATAGCCCCAAGAGACATACTAATGCCAGCAGCTGTGGCTTCGCCGTTAATAGACCCCGGCACTCCAGCAGAGTCGATAGCCCCTGTAGACATTTGTACCATACGTTGTAAAGCGTTAGCCTGTTCAAATGTAATCTGGCTGACTTGACCAAAATTAAAAGGCTGTAGTATTGTTTTAGGATCACCATTGGTTAATATTATCTTTCCGGGTCTGACTTCAGGTCTAGCACCTCTAGGTAGTCTACTAGCGTCCATAGCCATCATAGGATGCACTGTAAGGCTCAGGGCGTCGATTCTAGCCCTTAGCTCTGTGTCCAGTGCCTTCTGACTGTTATAGCCCTTCTCGCACACTCCACGGCCCCAGAAACGTCCCGGTACTACGTCCCAAGGAAATGCTACTACAGGACGATCATTCATCATGTAGGGGTTTTCTTCAGCTTTTAAAAGTATTGAACCGTTAGCTATAACAACAATAGCTTCTACATAGTGAGACTCTTCGTTGTTTTTTTCTTGTTCTTCAGGCTCTTCTACTTCAGATATATCAGCGTCTTCGTCTTCCTGCTCTAAGCCCTTGACGCTTATGTCCAGAAGATGCCTAGGGACAAGCCCATAGTATTTTGTAAGACGTACTTTGTCAGTCTCGTAGGTTGTTAAGTCGTAATCAGGCTCTAGGTCTGAGTCCGAAGCTGCACTGCCTACATAGACCTGCTTGTACACACCCTGTTCCTGTAGTTGTTCTACTAGGTGACGTGACACAAACTCATCGATAGCTACACCTAAGGCTTCATCTACGTTAGTAGCCACAGGGTCTATTAAAAAGTTCTGAGGAAGGATGGGGCGCAGTTTGACCATTGTGCGTTCTTGCACATTAACACCTACTGCTGTCAACTCGCCACCCATGATGGGCTGAGTGGCTGGAGCCATCTCTTTGACTTCCTCTAGGACTACTTCACCTATACCTGTGCCAAACACAGCAGAGTTTATAAGACATTCTCCGACACTTTGACGTATTTTAGCTTTGTCAAGGTCTGTATGGAGTTTTGTGCGTAAATACGCAATGTCTTGGCTCTCAGGATCGTCCATATCGTCGGAAATGTCAAAGTACCTACCTCTTCCAAAGGTAGCTTCCTCGATTTCTGCTACACTAGACTCTACCGCTTGTTGTAATGCAGGGCTGATAATCCTAGAACGCTCACTTTTGCGCTCAGAGTCAGCAGAACTCCATATACCTCGCCATAAACGGTAGTATTCGTTAAACTTTTCTTGGTAATTAGACTCAAAATGGTCTCGCCACGTATCACACTTGTATATTACCCAATTTTCAAGGCTTTGTTCGGTATCCAAAGTGTCATTATCACCATATTCCATCATTTTTTATACCTTCCTGTAGTTCCACGCCGGTAACTTCTAGTTTTGGACGCTATTTTCTTAGGTTGTTTACTGTGTTGTTTACCTGCTGCCGTATCTTTACGTTTTTTTCTAGTTGTAGCTGCGTATTCCTGTGGAGACAACGCTTTTATTGCTGCGGAAGGAAGATAACGCTCACCTGTTTTAGCACTGGGCTTACCTGACTTAGTACGCCACTTTTGTTTGCCCCAGTTTTTTAAAGACTTTTGTGGTTTTTTTAACGCCATTACTGATTATGCTTTGGTTCTTGTTGCTGCCTAATCCACTCTTCTATTTCTTTTTGAGTTTTAATAGACTGTTGCTGTTGCTGCTGACTCATTTTTTCTTTTTGCGTTTTAGCTTTCTAAAGTCTGCACCAGTAATTTTATCTCTGGGTGATGCAACTCTAGCTAGTTTCTTTTGCTTAGGGCTGTACTTTGATCCCGGCATTATGTATAACCTCCACCTTTAGCTTTGTATCTTTTGGCTAGCATTTGAGCTTTCCTAGCTGACCACTGACCCGGCTTACCGCCTTTGCTGCTTGCTTTGATAGACTCAAACATTCTTTTACGCATCGTAGGCTTAGTGTAGTTGCCAGCTTCGTTTACTCTAGACTTTTTCTTTTTAGCCTGTGTTCTAGCTCTAGTTCCTGCTCGTTGTGCCATATTTTATCCTAAGAGTCTTTCCATTCTACTCCACGGTATTTACCTGACTTCATTTTAGTTTTGTCAGCTTTACCGTCATGTTTAACACCTCTGTATGTGCCTTTCTGCTCAACATTGTTTTCTTGGTTGTTTTTAGTTACACGCACACCTCTGTAGTACATAGTACACCTCCAGTTAGTATTGAAATTAATCAATGCGTTCCTTCGGCCCTATGCCTACTTCCGTCCCTATAAAAAGGAATGAACGTATATTTTAGTATCCAGTTACTGCGTCAAGCACCTCATGGTCATCTACTTCAAAG